CAGACTACATGAAAAAAGATAGCAAACTACTCCCATACCTGCCCTATCCTCGGTTCCTCCTGGATGTAGATTTAACGCAGACCGCCAAAGTTCTATATGCCGTTCTTTTGGACAGAGCCAACCTCTCCCGCGCCAATGGCTGGATGGACGAGGACGGAAATATCTACATTGTCTTTCCGCTTAATAAGATTGCCGATCTGGTGGACAAAGGCCCCTCAACCGTCAAGAACGCATTGACCGAATTGGAAACGGCGGGGTTGATTGAGCGGCGGCGCTGTGGGAACGGGATGCCAAATCGTATCTATGTGAAGCAGCCAGACAGCCAGGATATTGACCGTCTGATGGACAAAAAACTGGCTGTCAAACGGCCAGAAAATTGGCCTGCTGATAGCCAAAAAGTTGGCCGTCAGATAGCCAGAAAACTGGCCCCTAATAAAATAGGTAGTAGTAACTTGAAGAATAACTTGAGTAGAGTGAGTGAGAGCGCCCATGTGCGAGGCCGTTATCAGAATGTTTTCCTTTCGGATACGGAGATAGCCGAGTTGCAAACGGAATTACCCGACCTATGGCAGCAGTATGTGGAGAAGCTGTCCGAGTACATGGCATCCACGGGCAAGACCTACCAGAACCATGCCGCCACCATTCGCCGCTGGGCAGCGGAGGATAGGCGCAAGGGCAAAAGCATACCAGATTACACTTACGAGGAGGGCGATAGCCTATGAATGATTTTGACAGCATTGTGAAGCGAATGACCGTGACCAAGTTGGAGCCAGGAGACTACACCGGGGCGGATGGGCTTTTGTACTGCGGGAAGTGCCGCACTCCCAAGCAGTTTCGCATGGACAAGCCGCCGTTGGAGGGGCGGCTGCTCCCCTGCCCCTGCCAGTGTGAGCAGGAACGCATTGACCGGGAGACAGCGGAGCAGGAGGCCCGCCGTCACCGACAGATTGTGGCAGATTTGAAGCGCCGGGGCCTCACCGATCCGGCTATGCGCGATTGGACATTTGCCAATGACAACGGCAAATGCCCGCAGATGAAACACGCCCATTTCTATGTCGAGCATTGGGATACCATGCTGGCGGAGAACATCGGCTATCTACTGTGGGGCAGCGTTGGCACTGGGAAAAGCTACTTCGCGGGATGTATCGCAAAGAACACACATCGCTGGGGAAGAAAAATCCGAAACCAGACAAAACCAATAATCAGCTTTTACTGAACCTGTCCTACGAAACGATAGAATATCTTGATGTCTTGCTTGCGCTGTCCCTCTGTATAGTAGCGTTCACCAATCTCGATATGATCTATCAATTCATCAACAATAGTACGATCAATGACCGACAAAGCTGAGAATTTCCGAATGATAGCAGTCCACTCCTGGATAGCAGCGAGTTTCTTTTCGGACGATTCCATTTCGGACAACAGCACGTTCAAGCGTTCTGCTTTCTCAGAACGGGTCTGCTCATTTTTCTGTGCCAGCAGCATAAAAGTATCTTCATTGATTTCCCCGGTGTACTTATCCTCATAGAGCTTTGCGGTCAGGTCCTCCAGCTCCTGCACTTGACGGCGCAGTTTGGTAATCTCCCGTTTAACGAGAGTGATGTGTGATTGGTCGGGACCTGAAATCTGTTGCTTTAATCTTTCGGCCACAGCAGTTTCATTTATGGACACGGACTGAGCATAGGTTCTGATTTCTGCCGTCACAATCCTTGCCAGTGTCTGCTCAAAAATCGTATGCCGTGAACACTCGCTTCCGGCGGAACCATTATTCCGTCCACAATGGTAGGATACATAGTCCTTACTGCTGCCGTCCTTTCGGTACTGCCGCTCTTTGCTTGCAACAAGTGGCCCCTTGCAATCCGCGCACATAAGTTTACCTGAAAAGAGGTAATGGGCTGGAGCGCTTCTTTTTGAGAACCGGCGTGATGCTCTTGTATTGACCTCCTGCACTGCATCCCACATAGTCTGCGAAATAATAGCCTCATGCGCTCCGTCAAAACATATATGCTCAGAATCCGGTTTCCGTACCATGGTACTGTCCTTGTAGGAACGTGAACCAAGATAATTCATAACCAGTTTGCCCAGATAGACCTCATTGCGCAGAACACTCATAACAACTGTGGTACTCCAGGTAGAGGGACCTCTGCGACGCTCCTTGCCGTTCTGCTGATACCAGTAAGCCATGGGCGGGAGAACTTTTTTCTGATTAAGAAGAGCGGTGATTTTGCTTGTGGACATTCCCGATGCCCTCCGTTCAAAAATGCTTCTGACAACACCAGCGGCATATTCGTCAATAACCAGCTTGTACCTGTTTTCGGTACTTTTGCGATAGCCGTATGGAGCTTTGAAGGAAAGGAATTGCCCGCTCTTCTTTTTAGCAAGTAAAACGCTTTTGACCTTATTGCTGAGATCACGCAGATGATAGTCATTCATCAAGCTGCGGAAGTGGAGCATATCAGTATTATCGCCCTCGCTGTCCAAACAATCCAGAACAGAAACGAACCGGCACCCCAGGCTTGGAAACACAACATCTGTATAATGTCCTACCTCCACATAATCCCGGCCCAGCCGGGACAAGTCTTTAACCAGAATCAGATTGATGATTCCCTTGCGGGCATCCTCCAGCATCTCCAGAAATCCGGGCCGTTGAAAGTTTCCTCCGCTGAATCCATCGTCCACATAGGTCTTTGTCTCGACCCAGCCATTGAGCATAGCAAATTTGGAAAGCAGCTCCCGTTGATTTTCAATGCTGACAGATTCATCTGCCGGGATGTATTTTAGAGACTTGGCAGAATTAGAGGCATCGTCTACACTCAGGCGGCAATAGATACCAGCTTTGTACACTTGGTTCATCCTGCCACCTCCTGCTGTAGCATTGCAGCGTCAATGTTCCCTACATACCGGTAAAAGACCTTTACCTCGCATATACGAACGCTGCCATGTTTTTCAGTCTCCCCCACTTCAATGCGGTCCACCAGTTCAAACAGTATTGTTTCGTCCAGAGCTTCGATGTTTGTGTAGCGCTGGATGATCTCGGCCCAGCGTCTGGCGTCCTGCCGGTTTTCCAACTGTGCTTTTACTTTCCGCTCCAAATCAGGGAGTGCAGCGGCCTTTTGCGCCCGCTCTGCTTCATACTTCTGGACCAATGTCTGAAAAACTGCCTGGGGTACAACTCCAGTGCATTTGTCCTCATAGAGATTTTTCATAAGTCGTTCCAGCTCTATAACGCGGGCGGATGCAGACCGTAATTCCTGCTCATAGGAAATCAGGCGGTTGTGCTGTTCCTGATCTTTGATCCGGATAATTTGTGCCAGCATACTTTCGCGGTCGTATTCCACACACTGCGCTTTCTCCCGTATATCAGTGAGGACAAGCTCATAAAGAGCGTTTTCACTGATGCTGTGAATGGTACACGCTGATTTTCCACTCTTGGCATAGCTGCTGCAAATGAAATAGCTGTACCGCTTCGCTCTGCCGTCTCTGGCCGTAGATCGGTCGATTTTGTTCCGCATCTTAAAACCGCAGTCCGCGCAGTAGACAAGGCCGGTGAAGATGCTTTTGATTCCGTCTGTGGTTGGTGTTTTCCGTACCCGCTTCTCCCGGATGCTGACCACGGTATCCCACGTCTCACGGGAAATGATCGGCTCATGGGTTCCTTCCACACGAATCCATTCTTCCTCCGATTTCCGTACCAGCTTGTGGGATTTGTAGGACATACTCCCGAATTTCCCCTGCACAAGATTCCCGATGTACACCTCATTCCGCAGGAGAGTTTTGACCGTAGTGTTGGACCACATATTGATTGACCGGTGCGGATTGGCCTGCCCCCGCGCCTGATAGTACGCCTCCCTGGGAGACTGAATCCCCTCGTCGTTCAATGCCGCGGCAATCGCAAAATATCCCATACCGGAGGCCCGCATTGCGAAAATCCGGCGCACAACCGGAGCCGTTTCTTCGTCAATGATGAGATGGTGTTTGTCGTTCGGGTCCCGCAGATAGCCGTAAGGTGTGTAGGACCCCATGTACTTTCCGTTTTCCGCACAGGCTTTTTTGACCGCTTTTACTTTTTTGCTGGTGTCCCGGCTGTGGAACTCGTTGAACAAGTTCACAAAGCACATGACATCATTGCTGCTGTCACTCTTCTCCGTGTCCACACCGTTGTTCAGCGCAATAAACCGGCATCCAATCGACGGAAACAGGTAGTCGGTGTACTGGCCGAACTCGATGTAGTTCCGACCGAAGCGTGAGAGGTCCTTGACCAGAATGACATTGATCCGCCCGGATTTGGCGTCGCCAATCAAACGCTGAACACCAGGGCGCTGGAAGTTCGTTCCAGAATACCCGTCGTCGATGTAGACGTCGATCTCATTCCATCCTCGCTCCCGGACGTACCGTTGAAGCAGAAGCTTCTGGTTTTCAATGCTGACGGATTCGCCCTCCCGCTCGTCGTCGTTGCTTAGTCTGCAATAAATGCCCACATTGTATGTCTTTTCAGCCATATCATTTTACCTCCCGGCTTATGTATTCATACCTTGTGCGGCGGATGGCTCCCATCGGATTACTCCGATACTGTGATTTTACATTAGGAGCTAATGCCGCGCAAGGATGCGGCCAGCCGCAAGGTCTATGTAGCTGCTAAGTCGCAGGGCAGGAGGACAGTTCCGTCATAGCGCGGCGGACCGCCAGCTGCTCCAGCGTCTTTCCCAGGTCCTTCTCACCGGTAAATACGCTGGTCACACGATAGAGCGTGTTTCCAATCTTGACCTCTCTGTAAGAGGAGGTAGAGGTTTGATTTGCCATAGGTTGATAGCCCTCCTTTGTATGAAAAACTGCATGAAGCAGATTGCTTCTAAAAATGCAGCCGCGCCGGAAAATGCTGATGCCGCATGACATAAAGCGGCGGTGTTCCGGCGCGGCTGACTGATTTGTCGATTTCTACAGACCGTCGTATTTGCCACGCGCCCCCGGCGGGAGGGGATACTGTAAGCCGCCCTTTGCAGGGCTGTCATAACTCCACAGCGCCGTGTCAAACGTGCGCCGCAGGGTTCCGTCTCAAGTCTATGGACGGGCGTGAGCAAGTGTCATTATCCCCTGCGCAGTCATTGCGCCCAGCGTAACGAACCGGGTCCGGAACTTGCGTAGA